AACCACGTAACGCATCTAAAGAAGTTGCCACTGCTTTAATTTCAGAACCATTTTTTAAACGATAATGTTTTGCAGAGTTTTTTTCAGCATCGTACCAAGAATCATCATTTCCTGATGTCCAAACATTCATCCATGTTGGTATTTGTGAAGTAAAATCTTTAATTTTTTTAAGAAACTCAATCGCTGTTTCTTGTTTATTGGCTAAAATAAGAACCCTTTGTGGATTGTTTGGGTCAGCTAATGCTGTCATAACAGCTATATAAGCTGCTGTTGTAGTAGAAACACCAGCCTGACGGGGTTTCATCACTATATTAAAACGGTTGTTTTTATACGCCGTTATTAATTCTTTTTGTTTGGGAAATAATTTAAATCTGACAAAACTTTTTTGTGTTTGATCAAAAGTCTCAAGATAGTTCTCAATGGCATAAATTGGGTCCTTCATGGACTTTCCAATCTCCATTAATTTTTGAGCCTTATTTTGTGGTACATTTGACATAATATAACGTTCTTTTGATATATAAATATCAAGAACATTATTTAAGTCCTAATCTTCGGATTTACTTAGGGTTTGATATAGTTCATTGGTAAAAGTTTCTAAAAACAATTCCTGATTTTCATACGGGGACCAAATTTCCATAACATATTCTAAATCTAAACTAACAGTACCGTCAAACCTACCTTTATTATTCTCCATTAACGATACAATTAAATCATAAACCGAATTGGGTAGTTCTTCTTCATAAAAAACAAAATCATCAGCAAAAGTGATAATATCATCCATTAAATAATCATACCTAAATTCATAAACAGTTTTCGGTTCTTTATATTTATTTTGAATTTTTTTAGTTCGCATAAAATCATCACCAAAAATACCTTCCATTTTCGATGTCAACTCATCTTTAAGTTCTTTCCTAAGTAAATCTTTATAAACAATACTGTAAGACGATTCAATTACTTCTTTAAGTTTTTTTAATTCAGGTGAGTTTTCAACTAATACTAATATATTATAACCAGACATCCCCTGAATTAATTCATCATATAATTTAAAATAAAATTTATCGTTGATGTCGTCTATTTTAATTCTATCACCTAAATCATCAAAATCTTCCAACCAGTCTAAATTTAAACCCACCTTTTTTTCTCTAAAATTATCCATTAGGTAATCTTTAATTACTTTAATTGTGATTTCATTGTCTAAAAAATAACTTATATCAGAAAAATTTTCATAAGTATCAGGGTTAAAACTACTTGATAGGACACTGTAATAATCAGCATTATCATCAAATAACCCTAAAACACGGTCCAAATCTTCAAAAATGATATAATCAACACCGTCTCTAGTTTCTAATTTACATCTGTTATCGCCTTTTAATTCATAATGAGCTCTTTCTAAAACAATATTTTTTAACCCAGTACCCTCTTCAACAGGAGCATCTTCATAAGCCTTTATCAACATCAAAGTATCTAGTTCATTAGCTCTACCTTTTTCTAAAAACGTTTTATATAATTGATAAAAATCTTTGTTGAAAAAACTTTTCCATAAAGATTTTATGGAAACAGATTTTAAAATATCGTAATCTTTGTGTAAATAATTTTCACTTATAAAAGCTTCAAAAGATTCTATGTTTGAAAAAACTTTACCTATTTCGGGACCTGCAGCATCCAAAACATCCTCAACATCAAACCTGCCTCTAAATTTAGATTTTAACCAAAATAAAAAAACTTCTTTTCTGTCATCTTTAAAAAACGGTAAAACTTCTTCTATCCTTAAATCTTTTATTAAGTCCTTGTCAACTAATTCTTTAAATAACTCTATTCCGTTGGGTTGTTTAGAAATGTATTCTATAACCTCTTTTTTAGGAAAACCGTAATTAACTAAAGTACTTTTTAAATAATCTTTATTTTGTAAGGTATATTTTAAAGCATTTTCAAAATCAAATTTTTTATTTAAAAGATGGTTCATACCCCTAACATCTAAAGCTTGAAAAAGATTAACCCCAATGTTTTTAGCGTAACCAAATATCAAATCAACATCATTGTTAAATAATTCTATTAAGGCTGGTGCTATTCTAGAACTCATCCAATCGTCCGGTCTACTACTTCCAAAAAACAAATTCATTATTGTAAAAATGTTTTTAGTTCCTTGTACTTCACCACCTGAAACAGATTCTAAAAATTTTGGGTCAGAACTTAAATGTAAAAACTCATCTAAAGAAATGGTTTTATTTTTTATTGCCTGAATTAAATCGTCTGCGTCATTACGTTTGATAAACATTTTGGTTAACGGGTTAATACCGATATTTTTATAACCTTCCCATATTTTTTGAATCGAATAAATTTCTAATATTTGTCTATACGGTAGATATTCGTATATATTAATACCCCTTTTATTTAAATAAGATATTAAAGTATTGTGACCCAATTTTTCAATTAATTGATTTGAATTTAAAGTTTTAAGTGGATCAATATCTTTGGATTCTAACCAAGCAATCAAATCTTGTCCAAAATAAAGGTTTTCAATACCTTTTAATTCATTTTTATAAAGATATTCTACAATAACGTCTCTGATAATTCCCCAATTATCACCTAATTTTTCTGCCGCAATATTTATATCGGTCGGATGGTCTGGAGCATCATAGGCTTGAACTTTACCATTTTCTTTTTCAATTAAAAAGGCAGTTTTATACCAAGGGTTTGTTTCAGGTTCTTTTTTATTTATAACATAAATTAAAGTACCTTTATTAGTATAATTTTTAAAATAATTATCACTTTCTTTATTTGTTGTACACCATTTAGTTCCAGCTCCGTAGTAACAAGATGCTCTATGTGATTTAGGAATCATGATTAATAAATCATCAGAGTTGTATAAAACATTTGCTTCTAATTTTTTAACCTCAGATTTAGATAACACGTTATCAACAGATTTAAAAATTACTGAAGCAATACCGTAATCTTTGTAAGTATTAATATCTTTAGGACTTTTATAAATATTTTGAAAAGTTTTGGCTACAGGTGAGTTATCAGTAAGTAACCATTCAAATTTATTTTCTTTAATAAATTCATCAAAAAATTCTTTGGTTAATTTGTTAATGTTTTTATGAAATAAATTTATATTTTTAATAACATTTGACGTACCAATACCTATAGACTTGGTATAAACCATCCAATCCAAATATTTGTTGGTACCAGAAGGGTCATTACTAGCAAACTCTTCTATAACTTCAGAAGGTACGTTAGGATATTTCTTTTTAACATCATCTATTCTATTTTCTAAAAGTAATTCTTCTAACAAAAATATATTTCTCATATCAAATAAATATCTGAATTTAAATTAGAAACTAAAGCATAAAAAAACCCATCTGAGCGAAAGATGGGTTTTAATTTGAGGGCTTTCACCTTCATAACTTAACGGTCCTAACGCTAAGATTTTTAATACTTTTCATCTAAAATAGTTTGATAAAAAGCCACCATTTTATAATCTTCATTATCTAAAGCCTCATCTCTAGCATTTTCAAGTTCACGTTTAGACCAAGTTCTTGGGTCGTCAACTTCTTCTTCACCACCTTTTTTACCTAAAAGTTTTGCTAATTCATCATCTTCATCATCTGGACCTTCAGGTGCTACTGGGCCTTCATCATCAGGACTTGGGCCTTCTGGTTCACGGAATTGTTTCATAGCCTGTTCAACATCATCTTCATTATTTTCTCTAATAACATCATAAACAATCTCTCTAACTTTTTCTTTTGCTTGTTCAGAATCATTTAACAATCCGTTAACAATGTTATTAAATTCAGAAGGAGATAATTCAGACATTCTAGTAAAAATTTGAGCCTTATAAGGTAAAGCGTCAACATCCATAGTTTCTAAAAGTTTTTCCCAAATTTTAACACCTAAACGAATATCCATTGGTTCAGATTCAAGATTATCGGTTTTGTCTAAAACATAATCTCTTGTTTCTTTATCAACATCAAGGCCATGTAAAGAAATTAATTCTAACACACCTTTTGTTAATTCATGAAGTAAGAAAGGGAATGTCATACCTTGAGCAATAATTTTTGGTTTTGGTCCGGCAAGACTAACTTTTACTTGTCCAGCATGTACACCACTTTCACTTTCTTGTGCAATTGTATCATCACTTAATGCCCAATACATAAAATCATTACCAGCCATAAGTTTACTATAATCTTGAGCTAAACTTGGGTCTATTCTACGTAAATCATCTGATGCCATATGGAAAAGATTTTGCCCTTTACGTGCTGCACCATGCATCATCGCATTCATTAATCTACGTTTTGTAACATTAGGTTTAAGTTCTTCAGCAGTTTTACCTTGTGGTGGTCTCTTATCACCTTTTCTCATTTTTAAACCTGTTTTACGGATTTCTTGTCCACCTGGCATTTGTGGATGACCTGTAATTGTCGCTTCAAAATCAACAGCATCTTCAGGTACACCGTATTCTTCACTAACCAATTTAATAGCTAATTGTTCTAACTCTCTTTTATGACGAGCTTCTTTTTGTAAAGCACCCATTAAACCACGGGACATTAATTCTTGAGCCCCCTCAAGATTAGCTCTACCACCTCTTGATTCAATATTTTCTTTGGCAGCTCTAACAATTTCGTCAGACATTCTTTTAACAGTTTCAGGATCTATATGTTCCGAATAATCGTGTTCACCACGTTCAATTTTACGTCTTAAATCGTCATTCATATCTTCAGATAGTAACAATCTGTTAGTAACAGATTCTACTAATTCTCTTTTTGTCATTCTAGCGGGTTCACTGGATTCAACCATTTTAAGAATATCTTTTTTTGTTAATTTTGCCATTATATTTTCTGTTTGAGTATTTTTATTTTTTAATAAATCAGATTTTTCTTGGTTTACCAAACTAATCTCATTTTTAATTTTTTTAAGTTCTTCTTGATAATACCTTGAATCAGCTATTGACTTTGCTGCTTGTGCCATTTTCATTTTTTTATCCTGTGTTTGAGCCTCAGGATTAACACCTACCGCTTTATTAGCTTGAGAATTTGCTGCCGTCGCTTCTGTTTTACTGTTAGATATTCTTTTATTAAGTTCTATCAATTTTTCGTTTAAGTTTTTAAGTTTTTCATCTACGGTAGCAACTTTACTATCAAAATTTTCGTCAGCCTCTTTTATGTATTTTTTAGACATTACTTTTTAACTTTACTTTCATCATAATTTAAAACCAAATCAAGAGAATATAACTTTTCTTCTACTGATTCTTTGGTTTCACCAAATCTAAAAACCAACCTTTCTTCAGGGTAGTCTTGGTCGTCTTGTAGTTTTTCCCAACCTAATGCAATAATACCTTCTACTGCATTATAAATTTGAAATACACCCGAATTTTGAATTAATTCTAAATCTAATTCAGGAGTTTTTAAACCACCAACAAGTTTAATAAAACTTGGGTCTGGAGTCAAATCATTTTTATCGGTAACAACAGAAGATTCATACCAAGTTTCATCCCAATCGTAATTAGTTCGATCTGAAAAGAGGAACTCAAAAATGTGCTCCCCTCTAAAGTTCGTTCCGATTTTATTTATGTATATTAAATACAATTCTTTCATTATCTTCTATATCTTGCCTTAGGATTTGGTTCTTCACCAGGTGTAATATGAGGCGGAGGTGTAAACGGTCTCTTAGATGGAGATGGTTTATCTGTTCCCGGTTTTGCCGGTTTAACAGGTGTTTCAGGTCTTGTTTGTGGTCTTGCTGGAGCTGGTTGAGGCATCATTTTTATTCCTTTTTCATCTAAAACTTCGTCAAAATCTGAATGAGAGTCAACTGGTTCACCTTTAAAAACTTTACCTTTCATACCACCCATTTCAATATCACCTGCCGTGTTAATTCTAATCTTAGCCACAACCTTACCCTTTTTCATTAAATCCAAATAAATGGTTTGTTCTTCAGGGTCTTTAGCCATATCTTTGTGACAAAATTCAACATCCATACCGTGTTGTCTAGCCATATCTTCAACATCTTCGTAAGCCATATCCTGTTCATAAGAAGCCATTTTATTGTTTAAATGGTCTTCTTTAATAGTTTTTTTGTTACGTTTACTATTTTCACCCATACCAAATGGAAAAGTAAATTTTTCTTTGTATTGGTATCTAGTACCCATACCTTTTGGTAAGGTAGTTGTTTGATTACCGTACATAGGGTTAGTATCGTCCGTATAAGGCTCATCAACCTCACCATTAATTTCCATTCTAGGAACCATACCAGTACCTGCACAAGTAATACAAGGGTTTGTTTGATGATTAAAACCTATACGACCATATTCATGTCCTCTACCTTCACAGGCTGAACACATTTCTATAGTATCATCTTCCATATAATCCATACCTTCAGTTGGTCCGTAACTTTCCATACCATATTCATCATACCCTGCTTTAGGATTTGGTTCTTCACCAGGTGTAATATGAGGCGGAGGTGTAAAAGGACGTTTTGAAGGACTTGGTTTATCGGTACCTGGTTTAGCAGGTTTTGTAGGTGTATCAGGTCTTGTCTGAGGTCTTGCTGGAGCTGGTTGAGGCATCATATATGGGTCATCCATATAATCTTCACCCATTTCTCTAACATAATCGTGTAATTTACCTAATTCATTGAATTGAAAAGTTTTACCAAATTTTTGACCTTCTAAATGAACTGTATAACCATTAGACTTTACGTCAACGTAACCAAATCTACCTACAACTTTATTGTCATCTATACTAATATCTGAACCACCTAATTTATTTTTAATTTTTCTTAAATGAGAATCAAGTTCTTCTTCATCCATTTTTTTACCTTGGACTGAACGTTTAACGTTTTTAGCGAATCTTGACATGTAGTCTTTTTTATCAGACATCCAGTCTTCTTCCATACCTGGATAACCTTCCATTTCAGTTTCACCATAGTAAGGTTGATTACGGTCACTACCATAAGAACAATTATCATCAGATAATATTTCTTCACCACTTTCAATTTTATCTTCACCAGGTCCGTACATATCATCTTCTTCTTTTGAATCCATCATATAATCTTCCATGTCTTCAACACCAGTTCCCATACACCACTCACATTCTTCACCTGTCATATCATCAAGACCTAAACCATTACAGTGTGAACAAGTGTTTGTTTCTTCCATATCCATTAAATCATCATCACCGTTATTAACAATTTGAGCCTTTTCTTGGTCAGACAATTTATTCCAATCGACCATATCGTCATTAGACATATAAGTCATGATTGGTGTTGACATAACTTGTTTGTCGTTCATGAAATCAAATTCTTCGTCAGAACTTTCTTCTTTTTTCTTTTTAACAGTACGAATAATATCTTTTTTATCTTCAGAATCCATTTGGTCAAGGTCTAATGCTGAAAGAACACTTTTAGCAACCCATTTCATTGTATCCGATGATAAATCTTCAGTATCTCTAAGTTTTTGACCTAATTTACCAGTCATTTTTTGAATGTATTTAATAGAATCTTCACCCTCGTCTTCTAAATCTAAATCTTCGTCGGTTTCTTCTTCAGTATCCTCAGTACTTTCTTCTTCTTCACCACCAAATTCAAAATCTTCTCCACCTTCTGTTTCTTCTTCACCACCAAACTCATCACTTTCTTCTGTTTCTTCTTCACCACCAAAATTAAAATCTTCACCACCTTCTTCACTGCCAAAATCACCACCTTCTTCTTCACTTTCAGTTTCCTCACCACCAAAACTAAAATCACCCCCACCTTCAGGTGTTTCTTCAGCTTTAGGCTCAACAGATTTTTTCTTTTTTGTTTTAATAACAAACTTTTTTTCTTGAATAATGTCTGGAGTTAATACATCAGTATCTTCTAACATTAAATTAAGTTTTCTAACAGCTTGTTCGTAAGATTCAAACTGATTTTTAATTTTATTAGCAACACCGCCGATAAAATCAAAATTAGAACCATCATTAGATTCTTTTATATAGTATTTTTTTGTTTCTCTAACAACACCATAATATTTGCCGTTTGGAGATTTTTTGATTAATTCAAGAGATGAATGAATTTTATTTTCAGTAATAGGTTTTTTATTACCCATTAAACTTATCATTCTTTGTAAATCTTTATTTGTTATATTTTTCATATTTTTATATAATTAAAATGAGTTACTGGCATATTTCCATTATTTCTTAATAAATATGCACTAAATGCGGTAATTATACCATTATAGTTAAGATAAATAGGATTATAGAACTTTACCAGATTTGATGTCGTTGATATCGATACCAACTGGACCACCAAAACCTTCGTTTTTACCACAACATATATCAGGACAAGGTCCGTATGTTGTTAAAATGTCATATAATAATTGATCTTGAATTGACATTGTATCTACACATTGTCCATTGTAACAAGGTCCGTTTAAAGTCACGCTATATCTGGCTGCCCCTCCATTAGCATCAGGAGGTACGTTTAATGCACAAACTGTTAAAGATTCACTTGCCGGAATATCATACGGTTCTGACATAGTTAAATCACATGTTAAATAAGTAAAACCGATAAATGGTCTTGACCCTAAATTAGTAATAGTATAACAATTACAACAGTAATTAGGACATCTATTATTATCACAAAGTAACCCACTATCAAAAAAAGTACCATCAGAACTAATCACGGATTGTGCACAAATTTTATTAAATCCTGGACTTAAAGATAAAGTTACAGATTCGTAATTACAGTTAATGTAATCAACAAACGTAGAATTGAATGAATAAAGACAATAACAAGGTGCCGGACAGTTATAAAGACCTTCAGTTTCGTTAAAAATACAATCACCTGTATTTGTAACAGTACCCAGTTCATTACCGACAGGATTTCCCGTACTATCATATTCAGTTAAAACAACTTTTGCACAAAAACTAACGGGACCAGGTTCTGATATTAAACTAACAATTCCTTCGGGATCAATATAATATGTTTGAACATCTGAACTTCCACCAGCATCTATATTGTAACAATTAACATTTTGAGGGCATTCACCCCCTGTACATAAACCATTACTCCTACCTATTAAACTACCCACTTCACTAGCTGAAATATAACTTTTCGCACAAAAACCTTTACCTTCTGTTAAAGTTAAAACATTGGGAATATTGTCACAATCTACTATTGAAACATCTATAGTTTCAAGACCATTTGTTGATATAACATAATAACAAGTACAATCACCAGTTATTGGTGTGGATGGACATTCACCATCAATACAAGGACCTTCATTTATTATATCTATATTTTCAGTATCACTATAACTTAAACCAATGCTACAAACTTTTTGTGTTTCCCCATCTTCTAATGATATAGTTTGTAAATTACCGTTACAATCGATATATTTAGGTTGTGTTCTAAAACCATTATTATTTGTCAAACTATAACAATTACAAACACAACTACCACTAGAACAAGTATTACCTGTGTATAATTTGCTGTTGGTTGATAATTCAGTTATGTCTTGTTGAGTAATAATTGAAGGACTACAAAAAGAAGTATTTGAAGAACCTGATATAGTATGAATTGTTGTTCCAGTTGCACCACAATCTACATAACCAAGTGAAAATTCAGGTCCATCGTTGAAAATACTATAACAATAACAAGGGCACGAACCATCTGTACAATCTGATTGATATGTTGCAGACCAAGCATTTGGTTCTGGTCTATCATTCGGAATTCCAGGAATTATGGACACAAAATTTTGAACACAAGTAATAGTTTCAAATTTTGTACTTATATTTGGTTGTATTGTGTTGGTGTTGTTATCACAGTCAGTATAAAGTAAATAAACATCATCATTATACGCTTGTGTGTCATTAGAAAATGTTGTACACTTACAAGGGCATTTAAAAGGATAATCAGCACCTGGATCATCAACACATTGATTACCGTAGTTAACCGCTAAATTGTTGGTAGACTGTGCAACAGTAATATCTGTATCTAACCCACAAAAAGTGATTGTTTCTTTAGGATTAAGTGTGACTAAATTTGGGCTACCGTTACAATCAGTATAAGTAAAATTTTCGGTCAGTTCGCTGGTTGTATTACTAACAATTATACATCGACAAAAAGTACAACCAGTTTCACAATCACCATTATTAGTAACAGACCAACCTCTGGTGTTTACAGAAACATATAAAGCACAAAAATCAAAAAATTCACCTGGTTGAGCATTTAAGATTTGTTTATCAGGAGCAAACGCAGGTCCCTTATCAACATAATAATTGTTGTTACAATCTACATAAGTTAAATTAGTTAAATTACTTTCATTTGTTAATAAATTAGTTGTAAAACATGTACAATTACTTTGACAAGCCCCTGAAGTTACAGAAGGTGTGGCTCCTGTAAATTCTACAATTTCGTTAGCACAAAATTTAATTTCACCACCACCGAATGGTAAATATAATTTTGATTGTGTATTACCAGAACAATCTAAAATGTTGTATTGATTAGTACTGGAGGGTGGTAGTATAACTGAATAGAGATTACAGGCCATATTTTAAATTAAGGTAAGTAAGATTCACCGTTAGGTTTTAAAGCTCGACCTGTTTTAATATCAACAAGGCCAATGCCAGCAGGACCACCAACAGGGGTTGTTCCGTCACAGATATCAGGACAAGGTCCCAATGTGTTTAATAAACCGTATAATAATTGGTCAGTTGTACCAGTTAAACAAACACCATTATAACAAGGTGCGTTATCTGTATAAGAATCACAAGTAGAACTTGTAACCGACCTAATACAAATATAATTTGTTGATTCAGCAAGAAAACTAGTTGTACCTGAAACACCATTACAATCTATATAATCAAAGTCACAGGCTCCTGAGCCACCTTGAACTATTTTATAACAACGACATGCCATTTTTTAATATTTTTTTATATAAATATCTGTTATTTTCTAACGTAACAGATTTATCGTAAGCCACAGTTTTGATATCAGAAAGTCTTTCCAACATACCATTACGTCTTAATACTTTAAAGACCATGTTTTCTACTGAAAATTCACCTGCCTCATCTAAACCAGCTTGACGCATTTTTTTAATTTTATCTTTTATTTTATCTGATTTAATTACAACATCGTCGTAATTTTTTGATTTTTTCATTTCATCGTATAAATCATCAATTGAATCCATTATACGATTAGCTTTTAGCCTTACGTTTTTATCATCAACAGTGATAACTTTTTTTTCAGGTTGTACTATCCATTCATTTTTTAAAATGGAATAAACACCAGTTGAAACATGTTCTTCTGATATATCCTGAACGTAAAGTTCAACATCATAACCATAAATTTTTATATCATGATTTTGATTCCATGCCGTACTTTTAGATTTTAAAAAATCTTGAACTAAGGTCTCATCGACAGGGATTTCCTTATAATCAATAAGAATGTGTAAATCAACATCAGAGTATTGTGACCAATTATAATTCGCTAAACTACCTGTAAAAGTAACGTCATCAATGTCAAGATTTTCAATTTCTAAACTTTCAATATAATCGTCAGCAATTTTAAGTAAGTTTTTTCTAATTTCAGGACGTAATTTTTGATTTTTATCCCAAATTTTAGGATTTAAATCATCTTGCATTTTAAAACCTGTTAAATCTACATACCTATCACTTTTAGTAACTTTACTAATTTCTTTTATTTGTGTAGCCTTTTTCATCTACATTATAAATATTCGAGATATTTATTAAAAAGAATGAAAAAGAAGATTATTTTATGACTTACTACGAAAGAAATAAAAAAGATATTTTAGAAAAAAGAAAACAACATTATCTTAGTAAAAAAAATGACCCTGAATATAAAGAAAAAAGAAAAAATTACCAAAAAACTTATAAAAAAATAAATAAAGATAAGTTGACTGAATATAATAAGTTATGGAAGGACAATAATTCAAATTACTGGGAAAAGTATTATTCAAGTAATAAAGAAAAAATAGTAAAAAATAGTGTAGAGTATCAAAAACTAAAAAGAAAAAATAATCCCTTGTTTAAATTATCCATTAAAATAAAAAATCAGGTTAAACAAAGTCTTAAAAGAAAAAAATACACTTCACAAGTAAAAGCAAATCAAATTTTAGGTTGTTCATTTGAAGATTTTAAAAGACATTTAGAATCTAAATTTGAAGATTGGATGTCTTGGGATAATTACGGTTTATATAACGGTGAGTTAAATTACGGTTGGGATATAGATTATATCACACCCTTATCTTCGGTAAAGACTAAAGATGAGTTATTACAATTATTTCATTACACAAATTTACAGCCACTTTGTAGTAAGGTTAATCGTAATATCAAAAGAAACAGATTATTGTAATAAAATGAAGAGAAAAATCATACTAAAAGAACATCAACTTAAGAAATTAATTGAAACTCGTATCAACGACTTTAATATTGAGGATATTGCAACTAAGTTAGAATCAATAGAATGTACTGGTGCTGATTTAAAGTATTTGGTTAAAAAAATATTAACTAAATACGGATATGAAGATATTAAAGTTTTATTTTTAGGTTATGATGAGCAAACAAAAGACCTTCGATATATTGCCTATACGGAAGGTCCTGTATTTTTTTATAAAACAAAATCTGAAGTTACTGCTGATGACAGACCTTGTTTAACAATATATGACGTTAAAGTTTATCAACAAATTTAAAACTTACCCCAACCAGAATGTAACATCATTCTTATTTGAGCATCACCAATTTTTTTCAAATATAATAATATCTTTTTTATTTTCCTGATATAACTTTTTTCAAAGAATCTATTTTAAAGTTAAGGTTTTCTTTTTCCATATAGAAAACTCTACATTGGTCTCTTAAGTATTCTTTTTCGTCTTTTATTGTTATGTACTCGTAATGTAAACTTTCGTATTTTTTCTTCAAAGACTCATGTTCTTTATATTTTAGGTCAAATAATTCTTTGTACTTAGGTGTACAACTATAAAACCCTAAAAATATGATTAGATAATAAATTTTTTTCATAATTATAAATATTTAAGTTTTTACACAAATTAAAATTCCGGCACCACCATTTGATATTTTATACCCAGAATTTCTATTATCCATAACCCAACCATAATCTTTAAATCTAAAAATAATAACTTCTTTGTCTTCAAACCAACCATGTATCGCATTAGTCGCATAATCTATGTGTAGATTTTTAATCAATTGTTGTTTCCAAGGAGCTCTGAACTCCTCTATTAATTCGTCAGGTAAAATTTGTATGAACATATTAATTTTGTCCGATTTTATTTAAATATTCCCTATAGTTTCTTTGATTTGTTAAGTTAGACAAATTTTCGTGTATTAACTTAATGTAGTTTTCAGTATTTAATCTTCTTTTTTTATACTGAGAAGTTAATACCTCAATTGATTTTATTGTTTCTTTAATTTCAGCTGTATTAACTGAACCAGCCTCGTATTTTTTATTTTCCATATTTTATATTTTTAATAAGTTAAAAGTTGAATTAAAGCGTATGATAGTTTATAACCAGTAAATGCCCCTAAAGCGGATGGTACTGGGAATACTATAAGTTGTCCTAAATCAGTTACATATTTAGGTCTGTTTACTATTTTACCCATAAACATGTAATAAGATAAGTAACCAACTAAAACGGCTATATCTATTTTTAATGCTATAAATACAACAAGTGTTGCACCTATGAAACCAAAAGTAAAATTGTCTCTGATGCCTTCCCATATTTCTTGTGGTGTAGCTTCATTCCATTCTTTAATTATTTTTTGGTATTTTGCTCTTCTTTTTGACATAATTTAATTACTTAAAGGTGCTGATATTTTAGGGTGTGATTGATAGTTTTCTAATTTAAAAGTTAGTTCATTATCTAAAGAATTTATAATATCATCAATATCTAATAGATGCCAATTTTCGTTACCTGAATTAATATTTAGTTTAGGTAGTGGATAAGGTTCCCTTGTTCTTCTAGGAATACTGTAATCGTCAATAACATAATGACAATAACTATCAATGTGTTTTGTAATACCAAAAGCGGTTTCAGGATTAAAGTCAGGTTTTTTTTCAGATAAAAATTCTAATCTTTCTCCAACTGAATAATCTCTACCAATCTGTTCCTTAGCTTGTTCAACATGATTTGAATATAAATGTACATCACCTAAATTACCAATCAATTCATCAGGAATCATGTTGACTGCTTTAGCGATTATCTCTAATAACAATCCATAAGAAGCAATGTTGAATGGTAAACCTAAGAATGTATCTACTGAACGTTGATTCCACATTAATGAGATTGCTCTACTAGGTATTCCAAAACCATCATACTCACCGTGCCAATCACCATTAAAAGGCCATAAATCACAAACATAGCCTCTGTCATCGAAGATTTGTTTTCTCTCTTCTAAACTCAACTCTCTTGTATAAACTTGAAATCCATAATGACAAGGTGGAAGTACCATTTGGTCTAATTCACCTACATTCCAAGCATTAACCATTAATCGTCTTGAGTCTGGATTTGTTTTAAGGTCATTGATTAGGTTTGTGATTTGGTCAAGACTACCCCAATTCATTTCATAGCTTATAGATGTTAATTGTTTTTTTATTACACCTTCCCAACTTCTCCATTGCTTACCATAAATTGGACCTAAATCACCCCACTTATTAGCAAACTCATCATTTGTTTTGATATTGAGTATGAATTCATCTAAACTCATTAATCTATTATGAGAACCCGTTTCATAATTAAAAATCTCTTTATAATATCTCTTTTCAAAGTTCTTATAAGCATCACCATCCCAAATATGACAATTGTTGTCAACTAAGTATTTGATGTTTGTGTCTCCTCTAAGAAACCATAATAACTCGGTGACAATCGCTTTAAAAGCCATTCGCTTGGTGGTGAGTAGAGGAAATCCGTCCCGAAAATCATGTCGGAGTTGTCTTCCAAATACTGAGATAGTGCCACCATTTCTAGTTTCTTTTTTTGTACCATTCTCTAATATATCTCTTAATAGGTTTTGGTAATCTAAATCTAATTTATTCATTTTCTTTTATACTATATTTCCATCTATACCCACCGGCAGTATCTTGTTTATCTTTACAGACCGCGTTTATGTTATAAATTCTCAACTCTTGTTCAACTTTACTTATACTCTCCCAAGTTTTAATATAATTCCATTTTAAATCAAATTGGTCAACCGGTTTTCTTCTTTTTGAAGGTCCTAAAGGCACACCTTTTTTAATTTTTGATATGGTTTCTGAAAACCCATTTGGTTTTGGTTTTCTCATCTTATCTCTTGTTTCTTGAGTAAGAATTTTACCTTTTTGTGCTTCTGAGATTTTTTTTCTAACCTCTTCAGTGTGAGACCAACCATTTAACATTTTTATTTTTTGATAATCGGATATTTTTTGTTTCCATTCATGATGTTTTCTATCAGCCTCCTCTTTACCGTATTTTTCTAACCAAGTTTTATACCTACCTTTTTTTATAAGAGAATTATACCCTAATCTTCTATCACCTTCTTTACTACCGTCACTTATGTTATAACCTGTTTTTCTATCTGTTGATTTATAATAAGATATCCAAAAAATCTCCCTTTCATTTAGTAACTCTTCACTATCACAAATTTCAATAACCTCTTTTAAAAAATTATTTTTACCGTATTTTTTAATAGCTCTTTTTAATTTTTTACCAGAACCTAAATAATTTGGGTTATTGTTTTTGTCTTGTCCGATATAGATTTTATCATTCACCAAATTTGTAGTCTTGTATATTACCATATTTTTCTTTATTAGATAAATATGTTCTATCATCTTTTTCTACTACATTATTTTCTAATTTTTTACGAAGATTTACACTAAAACTACCGTTTATACATTCAGTACCAAATATCATATCCATGTTATCTTCTAAGTATTTTTCATCCATTTTTTCTTGTTCCATTTTCTAAGATATCTTTAAGAAGATTTAGGTATTGTTGTTCTATTTTGCTCATTTAAAATTTCTGTTACTCTGTTTAACAATTCTGCTGGGTTAATATCACTATTTTTCTTTGTTGGGTACTTTTTAATGTACTTATTGAAAAATTGACCTTGACTCTCAGCCATTTCAAAACGATGGTAATCTTTGTGATTAACATCAGAATATGTATATCTACGTCCTGCGTTAAAGATTATAGTTAATTCTTTTTTTTCTTGATTATAATCTGATGCCAAGATATTGGATGATTTAAAAAGACAGGAAATTACCCCGTCTTTTTCATTTCTTTCTATAAACATTAATTAATGTAAGTTTTCCAATTCTTTATGGTACTTAAATGGTGTACCTCAGTAGTAACTTCTGTACTATCATCATTATGAAGTGAAAGTATCATGTAATCACCAGATACTGTCACCATAACCCTGTGATATTCTAAAGCGATTACAGAACCATTGTCTTTAATCCAAAGTGTAAGTTTTTTGTATAACATATGTCTAATTTTTATTTAAAACTAATAATTTTACCAATAAAAGGGAATTGTTCTGTAAACTTTTCTTTCCCTTATTTTTAAATATATTTCATTTAAATAAAGTTAGGAAAATGAAAAAAATGACGCCTAATTTAAAAGCTATAATGAAAGAGGCTTTTAAAGAATCAGTAAGATTTGGTGAAAACAAAATAAAACCCGAACATCTATTACTTTCTATTTTAAACCTTGATGATAATCAAGTAATTGAGGTGTTAGAGGCCATGGGTTCTGATGTTGACGATTTGATGGAAAAATTAGAAGGTTACTTGAGATTTAAAATAAAAAATCCTAATATTGTAGAACTAAAAATAGTACCTTTTAGTGAGTCATCAAAAAACGCTATCAGTTCCGCTGAACTTGAATCTGATAAATTACGTGATGATTCTATTGGTGTGGAACATTTGTTTTTATCTATTTTAAAAAATAAATCGTTAGACGGTACAAAAGTTTTAGGAAATCAGGGTATTACCTATAGAACTTTTAAAGAAACTTTATTACATTTAAAGAAACAAAAAATAATGAATATGACAGGAGACTTTGAAGAAATCGACGACTTGGGTAAAAAAGCTAAAAAAGCTGCTCAAGGTAAATCAACAACCCCAGTACTTGACAATTTTGGTCGAGACATTACAAAACTTGCCTCTGAAGGTCAGATAGACCCAATTATTGGAAGGGAAGATGAGATTGAGAGAGTGTCACAAATTCTTTCAAGACGTAAAAAGAACAATCCAATTCTTATTGGTGAACCTGGTGTGGGTAAAACCGCAATCGTTGAGGGTTTAGCTCTTAAAATTGTTGAGAGGAAATGTCCTCGTATTCTTTTTGACAAACGTGTTGTAAGTTTGGATTTAGCATCTTTAGTTGCTGGAACCAAATATCGGGGTCAATTTGAAGAAAGAATGAAAGGTATCATGCAAGAACTTGAAAAAGCCGATGATGTTATTCTTTTTATTGATGAAATTCACACAATGGTTGGAGCGGGTAATGCTTCAGGTTCTCTAGACGCTTCTAATATTTTAAAACCAGCTTTGGCTCGTGGAGAAGTTCAATGTATTGGGGCAACAACCCTTGACGAATATCGTGAGAATATTGAAAAAGATGGAGCTTTGGCTAGACGTTTTCAAATGGTAGTGGTTGATCCACCTTCTAAAGATGAAACACTTATAATTCTTAACAACATTAAGAATAAGTATGAAGACCATCACAAGGTGAATTATACAACTGAAGCTATTGAGGCTTGTGTTAATTTAGCTGACCGTTATATTAGTGACCGTGAACAACCTGATAAAGCTATAGATATTTTAGATGAGGTTGGGGCTAGAATGCAAGTTCATATTAAACCCCCACAAGAAATTATTGACCTTGAAGAAAAAATAGCTGAAGTAGGTCGTCAAAAAATTGAAGTTGTAAAACAACAACGTTATGAAGACGCAGCAAAACTTCGTGATGAAGAAAAACATTTACAAGATGATTTAGAACATTCCACTAATGAGTGGGCCAAAAATCTTGATAGAGTAAGACCTACTGTTAATGAAGATGATGTTGCCAAAGTTGTTTCTATGGTTACAGGTATTCCTGTTACTAAAGTTTCACAAAGTGAAAATGAAAAACTCCGTAACATGGATAAGGAAATTAAGACTAAAGTTATTGGTCAAGATAATGCTATCGATAAAATTACTAAAGCAATTAAACGTAATCGTGTAGGTATTAAAAACCAAAAGAAACCGATAGGTTCTTTTATGTTTCTAGGTCCAACAGGTGTAGGTAAAACTCACTTAGCTAAAATGTTAGCTGAAAGTATTTTTGGTTCTCCTGAATCTTTAATTCGTGTTGACATGTCTGAGTATATGGAAAAACACACGGTATCTAAATTAATCGGGGCTCCTCCAGGTTATGTTGGGTATGAAGAAGGTGGTCAGTTGACTGAAAAAATTAGAAGAAAACCATTTTCGGTAATTCTTTTAGATGAAGTTGAAAAAGCACATCCAGATGTTTTTAATGTTTTACTTCAAGTATTTGATGATGGTCATTTAAGTGATGGTTTAGGTCGTAAAGTTGATTTTAAAAACTGTCTTATCATTATGACTTCAAACGTAGGAGCTCGTAAACTTCAAGAGTTTGGAACTGGTGTGGGTTTTGGTACTCAATCTAAAAATAATGCTCACGATGAAATAGCTGAAGGTGTGATACAAGATTCATTAAAGAAGGCCTTTTCACCTGAATTTTTAAATCGTATCGACGATGTTATTGTTTTCAAATCACTTGACAAAGAAAATATTAAGAGAATTGTCGATATTCCTTTAAGTGAAGTAGTTGGTCGTGTTAAAGAAATGGGTTATGTCCTTAAAATTGAAGATACTTTAAAAGAGTATTTGGTTGAAAAAGGTTATGACGAAAAATATGGAGCACGTCCTTTAAATAGAGCAATCCAAAAGTACGTAGAAGACCCAATTTCTGAAAAAGTACTCGAGGGTGAACTTAGTATTGGTGATACAATCACAATTTCTTACAATACCAAAATTGAAGATGTTAAAGTTGATATCAAAAAACCTAAAAATTCTAAAAAAAAGGAAGATAAAGGTAAGTAATACTAAAAAACCCCTCTTTTGAGGGGTTTTTTGTTAATATTTTGATTATATTTGTTTAAATTAAAAAAAATTAAATTATGAAAATTTATCGATGGGACAAAACAGGACTTGAAATGGTTAAAATAAATCCTAAAACTATTTTATTTGTAATATTAGCAGTTATATGGTTTTATTTTGTAATTAGCGTTATTTGTTACAAACAAGGGGTAAAAGTGGGTAAAAATGAAAAGATAACGGAAAATGATGTTGTTTTACTTTACATGGATTCTGAAAATAACTCTTTTAGTAAGAAAAATTTTTACGAATACCTGAAAAAAATTAATATTAAGTTTCCTAATCTTGTTTTTGCTCAAGCAATTAAAGAAAGTGGGTTTAAATCTAGAATATGGAAAGATAATCACAACCCTTTTGGTATGAAAGAGGCTAATAAAAGACCAAATAAACAAAATGGGTCACAACACGGACACGCTTATTACGATACTTGGAAGGACGCTGTCATAGATTATGCTTTTTACCAAACTTATATAGGTTTAAGTAAAATAAAAACAGAAGAAGATTACTTACAGTTTTTAAAAGAGATGAATTATTTTGATACCGAACACCCGGGAAACGTGAATTACCTTTCCGATTTAAAAAACATTGCTGATAATATTGAAAAATATGTTAAAGATTAAAAAAGGGGTTAAAAACCCCTTTTTTATTTTGTTTGATTGTTTGTTAATATTTTTGTTCTAAGTTCTTTTTCAAACTCAGCTTGAAATTCTTTAAGATAAGGTACACCTTGTTTTCCAAAATACATAAGACCTGAAATATTGGTTATACACTTGTGACCACCACTATTAGCTTGAATGATATCCCACCCCGAAACTTTTAACATTTTTAAGGCTTTAATTTCTTTCTCACCCAAACTTGTATAAGGTTTATCCATAACTTTTTTAATAGCTTCCCTCCACCTTTCAACCGTGTAACCTTCTTTAGCACCTTCGGGTACCGTATTTAAACCAGTGATACCACCTTCTGTCTGACCATAAATTGCCATAAGGTCATTATAGGTAAAACCAACTGATTCTTGACTAAAATCTTTGTGTTTTTCAGCAAAATATTTGATTGTATCAACAGTAATTTCAAACTGTTCTAATTGTGGTTTAAATTTGACTAAAACTTCTTGAGCTATTTCACCCAAATTAACACCTTTAAGACTTCTTTCAGCCTTAAATGGGTTACAACTAGCTTGTAGTAAACCTAAAGGCCATGCTATAATTAAGAAATTAGCCTCAGGAAAGTTTTTAAAAGGTACGTATCTATCATAAGAACCAGGTTTTACCATGTAACCACCACCATACTGTGAAATAATACCAGTTGTAGGGTCATATGATACATTTTTACTAGTCTTCATTGATTCAGCGTATTCCTTAGCGTGTTGTGTCATTACTTCAGGTGAAGTATAACCTTCTTCTTTTGCTAATCTAACTATATTTTGATATATACTTAAAAGGGATGCGGAAGATTCCATAACCAGCCTTTCTAAAAATTTAGGTTTGTTTTTATAAGCTAACAATAATTTGTTAGTTACAAGGGCCATCATCTTTTTATTCTTTTCAAGACTTTTTTCCTTATCCAAAACAAACACATAGTTCATAACTTGTTCAGGGGTAATACCCATTTTAGCATAATCCGCACTATCAACAGTAGAAATCATTAAAACATCTAAGTATGGGAATATTTCTTTTGGGGAAACTATTTGTGAAATAGTTTCAACGTTTGAACGTGATTGTCTAAAAGATGTTGACGCTCCTTTTTCAGCACCAACCTGTTTATCGTGATGATCAGTATGAATAACAAACATTGGTTTACCGTGTGCAAAGTCAACCAAAACCGGCATTATATCACCTCTTGCCATTGGTTTTTTAATACTAAATTCTTTATCACCATACTGTATAACTTCTGTTTCAACAACTTTGATACCATTTTGTTCAAGGTAGTTTTTCATTGCAATAGCGGTGGTTACACCATCTAAGTCTTGGTGGAAGTATATTTTAGCGTTATCATAACGTTGTGCTAATTTGTTTATATCTCTGATACCAGATTCAGTTATGAGATATTTGTTTTCTAATAATAAAGTTGACATTGAAAAATTACTTTAATAATAAATATCACTAATTTTCTTTCAATTTACTTTCTAATGTTTTAATATGGTGATTTAAATACCATAAGGCTTTTTTTAAATCCTCTAATTCTTTAGTTTGATTCTTTTTACCAGCTCTTGAGATATATTTTATGGTATTCCCCAAAGAAAATCCTAAATCCCAAGCATCTATTACTTTAATTGCCTCATAAACGTTATCTTTACCACCATAATGTTGTGGATGACTAACCATTTCTTTGTTTTCCATAAATAAATTTGTTTGTTAAATAACAATATTATATCTTTGTAAGAGTAAATAAAACTAAACACAAACTGTATGACAAAACAAAAAGAATCGGTACAAATTGTAAAACTAACTGACTTTAATTTTCCGCCTGAAGTTTTTATCCCATTAAAAAGTGGTAAATTCATCGATACTGTAATATCTAAAAAAGGTGGTACCATGCCAGCAACCATTTCGGTTGTAGTTGGTGAACCAGGTTCAGGTAAAACCACAATGTTAGTTGATAAAATGACTGGTATTGAACGTTATAACCCCGACAAAAAATGTCTTTATATTTCATCTGAAATGAATCCAATTGACAACCGTGAATTAGCTGAAGAACTCCCACAATTAATGAATTTGAATACACTTTACATGGCGGATTATGAAAATCCTAAATTAGCCTTGGAACAAGCTCTTGATATGGGTTGGGATTATGTTATCATGGACTCTTTTATGGATGTGAAAGATAAAATCAAAGACTCACAAAGTAAGATGAACGCTTCAACCGTTGAAACTTGGTTAATTAATCTATTAGTTAAACACACTAAAGGTCAAAACGAACTTAAAAAATATACATCTTTCGATGTTATCCAACATATCACTAAAGGTGGTGAGTACGCAGGTTCTACTAAACTTAAACACAATACAACAGCTATGATGTTTGTTCGTGTTGATGAAGTTACTGGACAACGTTATTTAGTTTATGTTAAAAACCGTAGAGGTGATACACGTAAAAAACTTTATATGGTTTTAGATAAAATTAGTGGTGAGATTAACTATGACTCTAAAAAATACAATGAGTTAGAAAAGGCTATTGAAATTCAAAAACAAATGGATTCATTTCAAAATGAAAATGACCAAAAACTTTTGGAACTTCTCCAACAATCAGAAACTTCTGACAAAGAAATTTATAGTAAGGTTCCTTTGGTAAAAGAATTTGTTGAAGAAGATACCGTTAGTGATGTTTTATTTACTAGTGAAACTGAAGAACAAATAATGAGAGAGTTTGAGGGTGAATCTGATGATGAAATTGAGGCGGAAAGAATAATCCAAATGGGTAGATAATTATCTATAAAGTGTTGTATTTATTAAAAAAATCATTATATTTGTATAAACAATAAAAAAATATGGAAAACTACGAAAATTTTAAAAAAGAAGTAAAAGACAATTATCCCATCCGTAAGAATATGACTCTTGCTGAACTTAACATTGATTTTGAAGATGTTGAAAGTCGTAATGGTAATATCTCTATTGACGGAGTAAAATTAAAACTATCGTCTGGGGCTTTTAAGTCATTACTTAAAACTCTTAAGATTAGTGATTCTTTTATGGGTAAATTTACTGATATCTTCGGTATGAATTCTCGTAACCAATTGGTAAAAGTCATTAAAACCAAGATGGCAACTCAAAAAGACATGAAAGTGGCGATTTATATATCCCCTTCAACTATGAGAGTTGTGGCTATCACTGACGCAAGTAAACCATACATTTCAACAGATTTCTATTTTGATATGGTTGAAAATGTAATCAATGACCACCAATTGGATGTTGGTAACATGTCAATCTCAAGTGACGGAAACATCCAAATCTCTACTGTAAAAAGTAATTGGGGTTTTGATATTCCTGATTTGAAGGATGAAGCTTTCCATACAGGTGTTATTGTAACCGCAGGTCCTACTGAGGATATCGCAATTGACCCTTATATTCTTCGTCTTGTTTGTGAGAACGGGATGGTTGGTCCTCGTCGTCTTGAAATGGGTCCTCGTTTGATGGATAACTCTATTGAAAGTATCAACAAATTTATGACAGATGTTAAAGGTTTGGCTGAAACTAACCAAAAATTTCAAGGGGTGTTTTCTGACCAAGTAAGAAAAATGAATTCAATTTCAGCTTCTTATAATGAAGTTATGAAACTTCGTGAAATGGTGGCAAACAAAGTTACTGACAAGAATGACGCACGTGTTGAGGCAGTTCTTGACCGTTTCTTCCCTACAAACGAAATTAAGGCAGATTACAATCAAAAAGGTTACAACCTTGATACTTTGACTAATCGTCATTGGAAAAATGCTAAGACTAACATGACTTCTTGGGAACTTCTTAACTCTTTGACTGATGTGGCATCTCACGATTATGGTATGGGTATCGGTGAATATGCGAAAGCTGATTTGAGAAAACAAGCTGGTTTATTTATGTTCAAAAAGGAACATGATTGTGAATTTGTTTTCTAAAAAATTAGTTAGAAAAAATCAATGGGAATCTTTTTAGGTTCCCATTTTTTTTATATCTTTGTGGTATGAAAGTAAGAGTTTACCCACTATCAGAAAGATATCCAAATTATTATTTCGAACATAATT